TCCATAAGTGTAGGGGTGGCTTATGTATTTATCCCATGCCGCATCCGTCTCTGGTGTAGGTTTATCGTTTACGATATTCATGGTTTTTTGAATTGAATTTCATCTAACATATCTGATGGGTCTTGATCGCCATTTGCCATAGTTTCAATCCATCTTGCAGGGTTAATGGTGGCGGTGTGCGCCCAGCCTTCACTTGTCAATTTTTCTTCGTGCGCTTCATCTACTGTTAAACATTTTATCTTACCTTCTTTGGCGTAGATAAAAAGATATGGTGCTATAATTATTTTCATAGATTGATTAACATCTTCTTTGCCCATTCTGGGGTATTCTCATCTACTTTCACTGCCCAGTGGCCTTCTACTGATTTAGTCATAGAGAGTGCTTTTACTGGTTTAATACTACTTTGTTTAGAAGTAGTAATTACTTCTTTGGTTGAGAACCTTTCCCCACAAGAACAAAGCCTCCTCCTTGCCACTGTGCCATCTCTTTTTCGGCTATTGATGACTTCAGTAGGTGATTTACACTTCGGGCAATTCATTTTTTTTCTTAGGTCTTCCAGCGCAATCGTATTGTTTCATGCCTCTTTTTTCAAAGAAGTCTTCACAAGCTTTATTGATTTCTTTTGATCGTAGTGGATACTTCCATCCTACTCGACCATCATCTAGATCAATATTACCTTCTATGTCTTTGCCGTTGATCTTCATTTCATTGATTTTCTTTTTTCTCTGTAATATTGAGTTTTGCTTGTTGCTCCAGCTAAAATCCAAGGTTCAATGCTGTAATTATATGGAAGCAATGTAATATTTTTATCTCCTATTTTTTGAGCTTTTATGATATTGCTTGTTTGAAGTATTCCATGATTTCTTCCAATGTCTCTTCTTTTAAACCATCTGGATACTATCGCATTTTTAACGCCAAAACGTTTTGATACACAAGTAAGGCTATTAAACTCTTCTATTTTACCATCACTATATGTGAATATGTATTTATTCCTATATTGTGATTCTGCAATTTTTCTTTTATGATCTTCAGAAAACTTTAATCCAGCCATTGGTGCTGATGCACTCTTGCAGAAGTTTATGCAGTTTTCGTGGGATGTGTGTGCATCTAAATACTTTTGCTCAAAAGCAATAGTTGAGTGTGGAGAACAATACTTCACAACCTCAAATATAAGTGATTCTTCACCATATTTGTTAAAGATTCTTTGGAGTCTATGATTCCTGTGTTTTTGTGAACGCAATTTGTTAATGTGATTTTTGAAACGAGATTGCAAGTTTACGCTACTCCCGTAGTAGTAATGACCATTTGCAGAACAAGTAATCTTGTATACCCCAGAGTTCATTATTTCTTACTAACTTTCCCGACGCATTTCCATTTTTCCCTACTTAAGTTGTTTGCTGTATTGGGATTGTTTTGTTGTTCTTTTGATAAACGTTTTTTAATCCCGTAACTTCGCGCACAATAACTTGACCCTTTGGCCGTCCCCGGACTAATTGTAGCACCTTTCTGACCATACTTCACAGTCTTAGTCCTGCCAGTCTTTGGGTTGACTACTTTTTTTGAGAACCTCTTTTCCATTACTTTTTCTTTGCAGTTTTTGCTGATTGTTTAAACGCTTTGGCAGTTGGTGCGCCCTTGCTGCCAACTTTCCTCATCTTCTCACCGCTACCCGCTGCGATGCGTTTCCTTTTTTCGTTAATATTTTTGTAAAGTCCAGTTTTCATTTTTTCTTAGACATTCCTGCGCGTGATAGTGCAATAGCCAATGCTTGTTTACGGCTCTTAGCCATAGGTGCTTTCTTCGGGCCTTTAGGGTTCACTCCAGCCTTGAGAGTTCCACGCTTGTATTCGCCCATGACTTTAGCTATCTTTGCAGTTTTAACTGCTTTTGTTGTTGGTTTTTTCATAATGATTCCATCCCATCTCTGAGAAGTTTAAAAAATGTATCTGATGACATTGTAACTTTCCAAGGTTTACTATTCTTCTTTGAAGCCACTGCCCAAGCAATGCCATTAGCATCTCGCTCGGCCTGCTCACAAGCCTTATCTAAATTTAAATTCTGAACACACTTTACTTCAAAGTGGAGTTTACCCTTCAATTCCTCACAGACTACATCTGGCGAGTCTTGTCCTCCTGCGAATTGCTGTCCTCGTTTAGCAGTGTAGCCTTCAGCGCGGAGTTGATCTCGCCAAGCCCTTTCACCTCTTGCTCCTTTAGCTCTTGAGTTGATCATTTCGCGCCCTCCAATTTTCCGCAAATCCACTCGCTACGAGGCGGTGGCAGCTCACCTACGCAGCCAGCGTCGATCCACTGGGCCATGTCATCCCCGTGGGTTGCTGACCAGTTTTTTGATGCTAGCCCCCATGTTCGAACGCGAAGCAATGCCTCTCGTAACTTGGCGTTTTGCTCCCTCGCCTCGTCGCGCTCGCGTTCCAGCTTTCTACAATCATCAATAGGAACTGCTCTAAAACCAAAAACGCCTTCAATTACTGAATCAATGTAGCATATGATTGCAAGGTCATCCGTCTCTGGTGTTGGTGTGTTATTCATGGGAGCATACTATCTACATCTTGTATCTGTGTCAACATTTTTTTATCAGAAAAATACTCATGGTAGATTTTCATCCCCTCATTCCAATAATTCTCTGCTATGCAATACCTTTCTTTGTCCTCAGACTCCCAAATATCCATTGCATATTTGAAAAACTTCATGGTTTTTCCGTAGGCTTGGTCGGTTGTCATTAGTAAACCTCCTCAAGTCTTGAGATATCCCCGCGCATCACAATATCCGTAGAATAATTCCTCGCGCCACGGCGGTTCTTCTTGATCGTCAGCCTACTCTTCTCCTTAATGTGTTCGATATACACTACTTGGTCAGAGTGCATTCCAATTGCCCGTGATTCGCGCAGTCTTCCTTCGTCATTAAGCTGAGAAGCTGTAAGCATAATCGAGTTGTTTTTCAACGCAGCTACCTTTAACCGCCTTGCAATCTCGGAAATTTGACTTTCTCTACCCTCCGCGCCATCAAATGCAATGATTTGTAGGTAATCTACTACGATTACATCTGCCCGATTTTCGCCTACATATCGGTTTATATTAGCCTCAATCTCGTCAATTTCAGCTATTCCATCCACGATTTCTAGTGGCAACTGATGCAGTTTAAGTAGTGCAGAACTGATTGCTTGGAGTTCGTTCTTGTTTGCTGTCTTGTAATCCTCTGGTTCTCTCACGGGATAGCCTGCGATATTGCAAGCCATGCGGGTCAGGATGTCTTTCGCTTTCATTTCGAGGCTGAAGAAGAGGACTGACTTTCCTTCCAGTAGGTTTGCGAGTGCCGCTTGGACTAGGTAGATTGATTTTCCTCCACCTGTCTCAGATGCCACCGTCATCATCTCGCCTTTGTGCATCCCACCCTTGAGTGCGCGATCCACTTTGAGTAATCCAGTAGGGTAAAAATCCTTTACTGCTTTTCCTTCCATCTCATCAATGATTTCGATGATGAGGTCTTTGACTGGCTTTACTTTTGATGTGCGATCTTCTGCGGACTTCATTATCGTTTCCGATAATTCCTTTAAATTCGTCTTGCCTGTCCGTAGATTTGGCTCTTCTTTCTCCATGAGGGTAATGACATCGCGGTAGGCCTTCGTGCGGTGCAGGTGCTTCCGGTAGTCATCTGCCATGTCTTGGCAAACCTTACCAGAGGCCACCTTCATCGTAGCGAATATTTCGTGAATCGCATCCTCTCCACCCGCAGCTTCTAATTGTCCAGTTGCTTCCAGTTCTGCGATGGCAGAAAACGGGCAGCAAACCCCTGTCCGCTGGTGAACCCCTTGGAGGGCATTAAAAACGATTCTGTGAGCTGGTATGGCAAAGTAATCACTATCCCATGTTTGTTGGGAAAGGATGTTTCTGTCGATTGCGATGAGCGACAACACTGCCGCTTCACTCTTTCGTGCTATTGGGACTTTTTTCATTTGGGTTTTGTTTTTTCAATTATGTATCCTGCAAATTCTCCGATTCGGAAGAACTCAATTCCTCCATCAACCTCAGATTGATCAAGTGGACGCTGAACTCCGCTCAATGAAAGTTCTTTATCCAAAATATCAGATGGAGATGCGCCACTCTTCAGCTTCCATTCTGATGTCATCCTTCGGAATACTGTCGATGCGTATCCTTGAACCGATTCAAACTTTTCCACTACAATAATACATCCTCCATATTCTGTTGATGCTTTTAGTTTCTGTAAAAGTTCTGACCTTCTTTTTTTTGAAATAAACATCAGGGAAAGAAAGCATATAGCTACTGAAAATTCTTTGTATTCAAAATCTACTGCATCCGAAATCTGGAGCAATCCGCCTCCATCATATTTTTGCGCCATCTCATTGCTTTCTTCTATGGCTATTAGTTTTGCTCCCCTTTGTTCTATTAAAAACTTTGTAGCCCTCCCTATATTTCCAGTGCTTGCTCCTATATCATAGATTATTCCATTTCTGGAAAGATAATTCCTTGTTATGGAAACAACAGCACTTGTAGCTAAATCATACCAAGGCAACTGCTCACGCACATGGTTGTCAAAGTTTTCCGCTATCCAATTATTTTTGAATGTCCAGTCTTTCATCATAAGAAATAAGTTGTTTTGCCACCCAAGAAACAGCAGGAATAGTCATTCCATTTGCTTGGTATTTTTGAACTTCGGTAAGATTGCAGTCATCCAACCAATTATCAGGAATCCCTTGTAGCCTTAGTCTTTCCACAACCCCAACTCGTCGCAGCTTTCCATCTCCGTGCAACACGATGTCCGTGAAACTTTTGTAATCTCTTTTTGCAATAGTTCCAGACAATCCGCACTCAGCATATTCGTCAGAGCGTTGGCGAGTAAAGTAGGCAATGGGATGTTCCGTTCCCAAGCTCTCCTCAAAATACCAATTGCTGATTTTTTCGATAGCATCAATTTTGGATCGCAGGTCACAAGAAGAACGCTTTGTATTGTTGAGTGGATCGGCTCCTCTGGTGATTCCATCGCGGAATCCCAGTATGTAAACTCTACGCCTTCTTTGTGGGACTCCGCAGAATTTAGAGTCGATGATCGTCCAAGTCGAATCATACCCGCTTTCGGCCAAGTCTTGCACAACGACTCCAAGGCCATTGGACAAGAGATCATACACGTTTTCGATAATGACATATTTTGGGGAACACTCTTGAATAACTCTAAGGTAGTGTTTCCATAATCCACTTCTGTTTCCATTTATTCCTCCTTTGTTTTTGTTTGTATTTGCTCTGGAAATATCCTGACATGGGAATCCACCAGTAATCACCCAAGGTTGAAAGTCTGGGGTGAAATTTGTTATATCTCCATGGATATTGGAGTTTGGAAAATTCTTTTTTAGCACGTGCTGCAAGTGAGGTTCATATTCAACAAATGTATGCTCAAATTTACCAACCATTGCCAATCCAATCGCAAATCCTCCGATTCCAGAAAATAAGTCTAAGTGTGTTTTCATTTTATCGGTAACGATAATCAAAAGTTGGAGAATCGTTCTGGTTTTGAATTGGACTTGTTTTGTTTTGGCTCGAAAACTCCAGTCCATCCGTTTGAGATTGCAGTGTCGATTGCCGCTACTGCACTCGCTACTCCCCAAGTGGTGAACTTACCGAACATATTCTTTTGCGCCGTTGGTGTCATTGGTGCTCTCTTTTCTTTTCGGTGTTGAAGAAACTCATTCCAAGCCGTGTTAAATTCTGGAGTATCCAATTCGGTCGGTATATTTGTTGGGGGGGATTTTTTTCGTGCGGCGGTCGTTTTTGCGTTAGCCATATTTGGGGGGTCGTTAAAGTGAGCGGTAGCGAAACTAACTTTGGCGTTAGCCGTAATTTCAGTCGGGAATAGATTCGGTTGATTCAATTCAACTGAGGAATGTGAGGCCACTGCCGAACTTTCCAATTCCTCCTTCAAGGAGGTTAGGAGGTTTTCTTTATACTCTTTATTTACTTTACTAAGTCTATCTTTATTAGTCGCGGGTTTTCCCGAGTCGGGAATTTCCCGAGTCGGAGAATCCCCTGATCGGAATGGGTCTTCAAGTTGTGGGTATTGGTAAACGTAATACTCCCATCCACCCGGATTTTCACCACAGCACGGTCTGCGCCATAGATACCTTTTATCCAACAATTCATTCACACCAGCAACAGTGCTATCATACCCATCTGTAGATATGCTCTTGAGATGATTAAGACGAACAATCCAAGTTTCTGGTAAGGATAATAGGTAAGCGTGGATTCCTTTTGCTTTCCACGACAACTCTGGATTTTTTAGAATGTCATTTGGAATAGTTGTGAAATTCCTTGTCAACTTCTGACGAAAAATACTTTTACTCATAATGTCCGTGATGTTTGGAGTGGCACTCGTCGCAAACGCAAGTTAGGGATTGCATTCCGCTATGTGTGTGTTCATAACCATGAAGGCTGTAGTTTTTGTGATGCACTTGTAAATGTTCATTGCTATCACACATCACACACTTGAATTTATTTTTTCTCTTAACTTCAAATGAAATTATTTTCCAATACGGAGTTCGTAAAAATTCACCATACTCCATTTCATTGATGGCTTCGGAAATTTTTTCTTCATCGCACGAACAAACCATCGTTCTCATTTGAGAATTTAATTTTTGCCAATCAGCCCCCTCTCCGGGTTTTGCGTCAGGCCATAAGTAATATTTAATCAAGTTCTCAGTATTCAATTGAATTTGATTCTGATGAATTAAATAATGTTTTCTATCCATTTCTCGACGCTTTTGTTGTTCGGAAAGCTTCTCAGCATCCTTGCATTTATTACAAGTTGCCACAGTCAAGCATTCTCCACTTGAAATATTCAGAATCTTTTTTCTTAAATTCTCCATGTATGATATAAGCTGCGTTTTTTTCAAAGGCCGCTTTTCAATGGTAGAACATTTATCGCATCGTATTTCACAAATGTAATCTATTGGTAATCCATTTGCAGTTGGAAATAATGCGCGAATATCTTTGTTTTGCGAAACCTTTGAAGATATAGCCTCCAAAGTTTCGTGGTCGAACTCCATCCCAATAGATATGGGATGCGAGCGTAATGCTTCAGTGTAGGCCAAAGACCTATCAACTAATTCTTGGTTCATTTTAGAAAGGCCACCAGCCCCTGCCGCCAAAGAAACCGATCGAATGTCGGGTGAAGAATAAACGGCAGAGGCTTGGTGATATATTGGTGTTTCTATTTAATTTCTTTGATTCTCGTCTGTTCTTCACGCAGACGGCACAATTTCTCGCACGACTGAAAACTACTATAGGTTGTGTTCGATGTCAAGCATCTTTTTTATCGGTTACGATAACCAATCCAACTCAACTTTCTCAACTTCACCTTTCGACCACTCATACATTTTGTCGTTGAGTAGTTCCCAGATTTGATCGGCATCTTCTTCTGTTTCGCATTGGAAGGTGGAGCGGCGTTCTCCAACACCTTGTTCGGTGATTACAATATCTGATTGGATGACAGTATTGCTATTGTTTCCAGTCGCGGCTATGATTGCGGTGTTGTTAGTCCTGAGTGCCATGACAAGAATGCCGCTATCATTTTCGTAGGTAGCCATGAAAGGAGTGTCTAGCGCGGTGGCTAAAGAAAGGTTTGTGACCATTACGGTTTGCCTTACTCCCATCAGCAATTTCTCTGCGTTATCTTTGATGTTGTTAGTGTTATCCATAAGCAATCATAGTATCAAAAAAATATTGACTTGTCAATAGTCTTGGTTTATTTTTCATGGAAATGAAACATCCATTAGAAGCGGCCTATGATACTTGCATGAGTGCTTACGAGCAATCACGCACAGTTCGTTCTCTTGGACGCAAGACTTTCGCAAACCAACTTCGTGAGACACGGAGAGCATTGAAATTGACTGTCAGAGAACTTGGAGATAAGATCGGCGTGACTGGTTCTTTAATCAACCAGATTGAAGTGAACTCCAAAAGTATTTTAAAGAAAGAACAAGTAGATAAGGTCATCGAATTATGCACGTCTTCCTTGAAGCCGAAGAGGGCTTATACGTTCTCAAAGTCAGTCCCTACGCAGCAGGACGACCAACTGCCATGCATGAGCGAGGAAAACCATTCCCTGCCAGCTACAGAACAGAATACAAAGAGTTGGAGTTGGCCGCCATCGGACTTCAAGAGCTAACTAAATACTATAAATGCTACGAAGAAAAACGCCACTTAAAGCCAAAACGGGGTTCAAAAAACGAAGCGGGAAGTTAAAAGCTGTATCAGATTCTCGCAAGATTAAGAACAAAGAATATAGTGAAGTCAGAAAGAACTACCTCGAAAAAATTCAAGGCAAGTGTGAGGTGTGCGGGGGGGAAGCCGCAGACATACATCACAAAAGTAAAAGAGGAAAGAACCTATCTGTGCCATCTACTTTCTTGGCTGTTTGTCGCCCGTGTCATACCCTAATCCACGACAACCCTGCATGGGCCAGAGAGAACAATTATCTAATTTATGAATACAAATAATATGGAGTATACGCGTAACGCTATTGGTTGGTGGCCTAAAACAACATTTGAATCCCGCATTATCTGCGAGGGAACTGAAGTAACAAATACACCGGAGAAGATTCTTTTTCGTCAGAAGTTCAACCAATGTTGGGTAAGGAAAAGCGATATTCGACTTAAAGAAACACTTGGTTTCCTTGACGGCGAGAAAATGATTCGTATTGTAGTTCCAGAAGAAGTAGCGAATACCTTGGAACTTGAAGGAATTTTAGATTGATCTTTTACATTTTAGCTGGTTGAGGGAAATGGGAGTCGTCTCTTGTCCTGTAAGCGTAGATTATACCCTGCTTTGTGGGGAAGCGCAACAAAGGCTTACCTCAATTGGCTTTATTTATATGGTCGGCGGCTGAGAATCATGCGTAAGGTTAATACTCTTAAGTTAATCTCTGAGTGATTCAATAATGCTGAGTTAACCCGGCCTTCCTTTTTACTGGGAAGCATGGAGTCATGTAGCTAACTACGAGCTTTGAAGTAGTCTTGTTTGAGTGGCAAAAAGAGCCAAACGGCAATACATGGGGCCGTCACCGAAACCATGACCAAGAGTAACGTCTTGGCCCAGTATTTACCAATCTCCATTATCGTCTGACGAGTAAGCATCGTCATCAGAGAATGATTCGACGGGCTTTTCATCCCGCGCCCAGAATCGGTTAGTTGGAACTGGTTTATCGTTTCCGATAAAAACAAGTCCATTGCGCCGCGCCATTTCGAGGCAATATATTAGGCTGTCCGAAATGTCTGGAGAGTAACCAGTTCTTCCCTTAAGCTCATCTTTAGTCTCAATGGAAATCTTCTTAGACTTGATCGTGTATCGGCGCAAGCAAAGTTCCCGCGCCAAATCCGAAGCAGGATCTATGCCAAAAAGAACGCGGCTCTTAAAGGCGTGATAGGCTGAGTAGTAGAATTCACTGACCAATCTATCATAAACATCCTTACACGGGCGTTTATCTACATCTGCCGCGATCCGGTCAGTAGGTTTACCCATAGATGAGATAAGAGCGATAGCGACTCCAGAAGCGTCAAAGCGTAGCCACTCACGAATAATAGCTTGCCCGACTCGACCGCCATCACCGGACACGTCCATACCGAATTTAGATGGTTGGACACCAGCGGCTCGACATAAAGAAACAACTTCAGTGGCAAGTTGGATTTCAAACTCAGCAGCGGCATTAGCGGATAGCTGGATTACCTTCTGACTTTCCAACCACATTACACGATTGCGAGTGCCACGGACAAAGCCAAGTTTAGCGATAGTCAGAACGCATCGGTCGCCTCCGACTGTAAATGCGGTATCGAAGCCAGCTATCTTAGTAAACCCTTCGGAATCCCAAAGTGGTTCTTCGTTGGTATCAGCGTTACGGATGAGATCGGCGGTTATGATTGTCTGAGCGAATCCAGACTTCGGCCACCAACCAATAGCGTTACGAACATAGTCAATGGCATTCTCGTCTCCGTAACATTGTTTGAGCATAATTTCCTGTTTCTTACGATCCATGAGGAACGGGAACGGGGATGGTTCGTTAGCAGGCGCGGCAAAGTTGGGCGAGCGCATACCATTGTAGAACAAGCAAACCCCAGTTCCGGTTTCCCACTTATCCATATCTGGAGAAACAGAATCGAAGTTGGATTGATCTTTAGGCATAGCCCAACGGGTGTGAGGATTGTCCCCAGCGGACGGGTTTCCGATACCGATAAAAGTTACATCGTTGTTTGCTGATAAGTTTACTTTAGCGGTAATCGCGCCTAGTTCCATTTCGGGCAACTCATCCAAAGCAAGACGAACTCGATCATTCTTACGACCACGGGTGGTATCAATAGCTTTCTGGCCCTCGTTACCTGATTGAAACGCTAAGGCTTTGATAGCATTTCGATAGTCCTTATCTTCATCGTTGGTCGCGCCACCCCATACGATCATGTGACGATAGTCGATAAGTTTACCTATCTGGACACGGGCGCACTTGTATAGCTTGGAGATGATACCCCAGATACGATCTTCGGATGCACCGAGAGTAGTAGTGGCCACCCAAGAAGAAGTGCAATGCGGAGCAGAACACCAATCTAAATAAACCCAAAGCCCTACTGGGAATGATTTGCCTGCTGATGCGCATCCAGCTAAACAGATGTCAGTATTGGAACACAACTCATCCAGCGTCCTAAGTAATTGGGTATTTGTATATCCTCTATTGTAAATAGAAACTTCAGTCGGCCATTGAAGTTTAACAGCATTAAGAAAATGTTCAGATGGAGATAGTAATTTAAAATCAGAAAGGTTTATTTTCTGTTTGTTGCAGTAGTCTTTTCCGTATTCACCTCGACTTATAGCGTAGCAGTATAACTCAATACCAAGGTCATCCATGTTTTCTGGGAATTGAATTCCGTAACGACGAATACCTTTGTTTGAAGAAAAAACTCTTGACATATCAATAAGAAAATATATTTTTGGATGAAAGGCAAGATGAAACTGAAAAACAAAAATCTAGCACCAGTCGGGGGCTGGTATTTCCGCTATGAGATTAAGCGTGATAAGCTGACCTTTCCCGCGATTGTTTACGGAAGCACATGGAGTAGCTTGATGCAGAACATCCAGAAAGACTACCGCTCCAACGGCGTTGAGCTTCCAAGTAACATCGAGCAAATGGTAGAAGATCAAACCTGCCAGCGTCAACCAAGTGATCGGTGCTGGTATAGCGATGGACTTGGAGATAAGATTGCACAAGCCATTCATACAGTAGCAGCGGTTACTGACAAGGTTTTGGGAACTAAACTTGAGCATAAGGCTCGCGGGTGTAGTTCATGTAACAAACGAAGAAACGTCTTGAATTCACTATCGTAACCGATAAATATAAAATCCTATGCTCTCAATCGGAAATGATAATTTTTCTTTAGCCACTCTTGATGAGAATGGCAAGCCACCAGAAACACGAATCTCCAACGCCTCGCATTGTTGGAATATAGCTAACAATCTTAGGTTGGCTAATATCGGCAGGGAAAATAAAAGAATTAGGATTTACAAAGCCTATAAATCCTTCCCGCCCACAGGTTACAGCAAACTTGCTGAGAAGCGTTTGCCTTGGCAATCTGACGTAAACTACGGACAACTTAGTTTTATTGTAGATAACCAAAAGTCCAGCTACTACGATGTCATTACTGAGCGTCAGGCTTGTTGCACAATCAAGACTAAGTATGGAAATGAGAAAGAACGCCTTGTTAATACTGAGAACATCACCACTGCATTTGACCAAGCAATCAGAGAATGGCCGGGGTATCTCTACAACGCAGAGCAAGACTTGGAAGAAATGTTGCTCTATGGAAAAGGAATCGGAATGTGGGACTCTCCTTTGGGATGGATGCCAGAACACGTTTACCTTTCCGACCTCCTTTTCCCAGATGATATTCGGATCGACTTTTCCAACCTAGAAGAGTTTGTTAGGCGTGTTCGATTGACTCCATACGAACTCTACAAGAAGATCGAGAACCGCGCTGCGGCTGAAGCAATGGGATGGAATGTGGACGCAGCAATTGATGCTATCCGATTCCACCGCGCATTCAGTAACAACCGCAAAACCCGTGAAGATTTCTTCCGCACAATCAGCGAGTCAGGGTTTAACTGGTCACTATCGGTGAATCAAAAGATTGACCTCTACGAAGTTTACTGGAGGGAGTTTGACGGCACAATTTCCAAAGCAATCATCCTCCAAGACTACCAGCCGATTTCGGACTACATCAACTCCAACATCAAAGGAGCAGGGAAGATCAGCGATGATGATGTCAGAAGCCAGCATGGGTTTATGATGCTGAAGATTGGACTCTACAAATCATGGGACGAGATTCTGTATATGCTTACTGATTCGGTGGGCAGCGGACTCTTCCAAGACATCAAGAGCCAAGCGGAGTCGGCGTTTGTTGCCTGCCGTCAGTATGACTTCACGATGAACTCATTGGTTGATGCTGTGCGCCTCAACTCCATGTTGATGATTGAGGGTCAAGGGCCAGATTCAACGAAGATGTTGAAGCAGATGGAATGGTTGCCAATCAGCGTAATGCCAGATGGTGCTAAATTTATTCAGAACCGCTTCCAACTCCCTGTAGCAGAAAGCATGAGCTTCATGCAATTCTTCATGGGAGATATGTATAGGGGCATGGGGCAGTATCGTATCAACGCGCCTACTAACAGCGGTGGCCAGCGCACGAAAGGCGAAGCAGAATTGGATGCGGCTGAGTCGGCTAAACTATCTGGAACTCAGATCCGCCGATTCAACGAGTGTCAGACCCTCTACTTCAAACAACTCTACAAGCGATTCGTAAACGCGAAATCTAGCGATGATGGGTATGAGTTTGTTAAGAAGTTCTATGAGATTCTTGAAGAGCTTGGCACTCCGAAAGAAGCTGCTGCTTGGAAGAACATCACCAGCATCCGTTCTAATCTAATCAACGGAGCCGGTAGCCCGTCATTCAAACTCATCACAGCAGAGAAGCTATTGAACATCACAGCAATCACTCCAGCTAACGAAGGACAAGAGAATGCCGTTAAAGACGCAATCGCGGCACTATCAGGGCGAGACAACGTAGCTCGTTATCGGAATATCAAGCCAAGCAAGATTGACGATACTGCTCGTATCATTGGATTTGAAAACGCTGGCATGACTGATGCGTTTGTCAATCCTGCTAACTTCCCTGTGTTCCCAACTGATCCACATATCGAACACGCAGTTGGTCACTTGCAGGATCTGATGATGCAGTTGCAGATGATCCTGCAATCTGTGCAGCAAGGTCAACCAGAGCTTGCAGAGCTTTCCAAGGCAGTTCGCTCAATTAAATTCAAAGGTGGTCACATCATGGCTCACGTTGAGTATATCAGCAAAGACCCATCCAAACAGGACTTCTTGAAACAATTCATGCAAGGAATGAACGAAGCTCAGAAGATGGCTGATGAACTCCAGCAAATTTACGTCCAGATGGCTGAAGCCGAAGCTCAGAAGCAAGGTCAACCTAACTCCGAGGAAGACATCAAACTTCAATACCTCGCTGCTAAGTCTGGTATCGAAATCGACACCAAAAAGAAACTCGCTGATATTTCGGTGGGCAAGGCTTCTATCAGCCACGCTCAACGCACTGAGCAGCGTAAAGAACAAGGCATTACCCAACTCGCGCTTCAGAAGGCTAAAGCTCGCGCTGAGATTCAGAAAGAGAAGGCCAAGCAAGCAGCAATGCAAAGCAAGCAGGCTCCAGAGATGGAAGAAGAAGAGCCGGAGGAAATGGAGGAAGAGGAAACCGAAGAGGTTGAGACTCCAGAAGAAACTGAAGAAGTGGAAAACAATATCACACCAATGCAATGACAACCGAAAAAGTAAAATCCCTATGTGCAGCAATAACCTCACACGAAGATTGGAACAAACTACAGGCTTACTTGTTGCTTAATGTAAACCCGCCCGAAGGAGTAACCACGCTTATCCATGCAATCAAAACTATTGAAGCTATTGGAACTGAAGAGCAAGGAGCATTCAAAAAAACAAAAGCTACTCGAAAGCATGAAGAACCGACAGGCAACACGATTGACCCAGACCTTGACGAAATCTAATTTATGGACACCAACGACACAGCAAACGTAATCAAAGAACTGCAAGCCAAACCTCAAGTTCCGATTAAAGGCAACACATCTGACTTCCTTAAAAAGTTCAGCAAACAACAAGCCGACGAGGGCAAGCCAAGTGCTACCAATGTTGGTGATCCTAACCTTGGAATACCAAAATACAATGAAGAAGAACCAGAAGAACCAGTGGCGGGAGTTACCGAAGCTGAAATCACATCTGACCGAACAGGAAAGAAAAAAGGCTTTGTTGAGCGACAAATCGAAGAAAACCGAAAGCTCAAAGAAGAGTTGGAGAAATACAAGAAAGACGAAATTCCCAAGTTTGAAACCAAAATCCAAGAGCTTGAGCGAATGGTCTCAGAGTCAACATCGACTAAGGAAGCCAACCACTACCAAGAACAACTCAACAAAGCGAACCAAGAGAAGTTGGACATTGAGCAACAACTATCAGAGCAGATCAAAGACCTTCGGGGTAAACTGGACTTCCATGACATCACAAGTAATCCAGATTTCAAAAAGACTTACCTCGATCCTGTCAACAGCACTTACTATACTGCGCGACAGTTTGTTGAAAATGACGCAAATGTTCTTAGGGAATTTAACAATGCTGTCAACGCAAACGCCGCCATCTTCCGCGCCACGACCGAAGAGGAAGTTGTTTCGGCAAAGCAAGCAAGAAAAGAAGCATTAAAAGAAATTGAGCCTTACTTATCTGATTTTGAAAAGTATCAATTTGTTGAACAATGGAATAAGTTTGTAAATTCAACTGAAAAGCATCACGCAGCCCTTGTCAACTTTGAAGAAACCAAGCAGAATATCCTTCAAACCGCTAAACAAAAAGAACAAGAAGGCAGAAACAAGTATCTAAATCAATGGCGTGAAGGATACAAGAACACTCAGCAGGAGATTGACAAGGCTACTGAAATCCCAGATACGATTGCTGACTACATGAAGGAGAAGGGAATCAAGTATGACATTTCCCGTGATGAAGCTATTGCGTTGGCTGCTACACAGCAAACCAACGAACAGGCATCGGTTGAGGACATGAACCGCCTGATCCACCAAGGTCGTGCATACCAGAAGATCCAAGCACAACTAAAGGCATACCAAGAGATGGTCAAAGAGAAAGACGATTACATCGCTCAACTCAAAGGCTCGTCGCGTATTTCTTCATCGCCAAGTGCATCAGATTCCCAGAAACCAAGAATGAGTATTAGTGAGGGACTTGCCAGTAAATTGGCTAGGTTCTCTCCACAAGGTAGGGCGACCGCATAAGCTCGACATTCTTGTTAGCTGGAAGGGGGGTAAGGTAAAACTTACTCCCCTTTTCATTTTTTTAAAAAAGTTGCTTGACATAGTAAATGGTTAGTTGCAGTGTGCGGTGTAAGGGATAGACGAAATTATCGTTTACGATAAAATTAGTGATTCAGTTGCACCCTAACTGGCGAGTATCAGAACTCGCATGAAAATCTGTTTCCGGACTGGTCTCGCAAGAGACACCGAGGGTTGAACTCCGGCTCGAAACCAACAAGCATTCGCTTGGGGCTTTCGGGCCTTTTGCGTTTGTGAACTAAACTAAAACTAAACCAAACCAAAATCAAATGTCAGATCAACTATATTTCAATTCTTGTGCTGAGATTGATAGTTTCTTCCGTGAGGGCCGCGAGTATTTCAACGACCTCTATGTGAAGAAGCTCGTCACCAACTCTGCATATTTCACCCGTTTCGAGGAGCAAGCATGGCCTCTTAACCACACAACTGAACAGAAAGCATTCCGCTTTGGCCGTGGATTCCACGATCCTTGCGCTCCTTTCCGTCAGATCACCGACACCTACTGCGAGACTGATTCTTGCGATAGCAAACCAGAAGTCATTCAGCGTCCCGGCACTGAGAGCTACACTTTCGAGCTTCTCCGTAAAGAGATGACTACTGACTGGATTTGCGTTGAGAGCCTTCTCTATCGCCTCTTCCCCGCTGAAGAAATTCTTCAGTTCGAAGAGTCGAATGCTCGCATCACCAAGAATGTCCACGAAGAGTTCCTTCGCTCCAACTACATCGGCGGGGCTGGACACAAATGGATGGGCATCACCACGGATGACGGAACCTACTGCGGATTGGTCGATGACCAAGCTTGGTTTGTTCCAGAACATACGCTCAACAACGAAGCCGGTTACGACCTCTGCGCGATTCGCGTTAAGCTCGCTCCTGCTGACCTCAACAAGATTGCTTATCTCTCGCTTGATATGCTCGACGATGCACTCGTTGACCTCCAAGACGAAGATGACGCTTTCCGCCTTGACCTCCAAGACGCGACTGGCCAGCCATTGCTCGACATCGTTATCCCTGATCCTCAAGTTGGCCGTGCGCTTTACTTCCAAGCCAAGCGCAACAATGGTTACTGGGATGCAAACACCGACTTTGATGAGCGTCTTACCCGTCTGAAGCTCGGCATCAATCGTATCATCGGCGACTACGCCTTTGGTTACGACATCAACGCTGCTCGCTTCAACGCTGACACTGCCTTCAATGCTGGACTCGCTACATTCAATGCGGCTGATCCTGCTACATGGGCACGTCTCGTTCGCGTTCCTCGTTACATCAAGACTGTTCTTGAAAACGGATGCGCTTATATTCCTAACCGCGCTTACCGCACTGCCGACTTCGGCGTCTCGGTTGCTATGGTCAACAAAGCAATGTGCAAATGGACAATGCCATCCTCGACTGGATACGGCCAAGCCCAACAAATGACCCAGAACTACGCTGGTGATTGGGAATGGAAGAACCCAGATTGGGAGTGCAACCGCTGGCGCAAATCGGGCTTCTATCAAGCCCAGTTCCGTCTGGCTGCACAAGTCAAAGACCCAACCATCATGCACACCTTCCTGCATCGTATGCCTCAGAGCAAGAACCTCTATGGTTCCTGCTGCCCAGTTCAAAGCTACATCGTTCCTGAGAACAATCAGGACTGCTATAGCTGCGCTGGTGTGGGCGACATTGTTGTGCCTTCCTAAGTTAAATAAGGGGAGGGGCTATTAAAGCCTCTCCCCATAACCTTAAACAAAATACAAAATATGTCTAATTCTCGACCACTCGCTTATGATCGCGTCAACCTGTTTGGCCCGATTCCTGTAAACCTACTCGCTGCTGGAGACACTGACCTCCTCGTTCTCAATGACGAAGACACTAAGTTCTTCCCAACCAGCATCATTCTGGAGACTGCCTACGCTCGCGGAACCACTGCCACTGATCCAATCGTGATCGTGGACAATGGAACCACTGGCGAAAACATCTCGGCTTCCCTCACTATCACTGACGCTTTGGATAACCAAGGACGCTATAACCCCCTTGCGCTTGCTGCCAATCCTTATGTCATCACTGGTGCTGGTAAACTCCGCTTGCTGAAATCCACTGTTGGTGCTGGTCAAGCTACTGCTACCCGCGCTCGCACCGCTGGCGTTGCTACAATCGTTACTGGTGCTGCCCATGGTTTTACCACGGGTGACACGATCACGATTGCCAGCATGACCGACACTACGTTCAATGCTGTGCAGGCTGAAGTCACGGTTGTTAACGCAACTACCTTCACCTACGCAAATGCTGGCGCAAACGTTACCTCCGGTGCTGATACTGCTGGCCGCGTTGGTGCGCTCTATGTGAACGCCTACGTTGTCGGTATCTACTACTAAACCTCAACCTTGGGTGGGGAAGTAAATACTTCCTCACCCTAACCCCTTTTCTAAATTATGGCCTGTTTCACTGACATCGACTACCGCAATAAATCCTACCCACTTCTTCAAACGATCCAAGCTCAAGCCGCGCTAAAAACGGTTCCAGTTATTTTCAGTATCGTTTCCTATGGCTGTTATGATGCTATGAGCGATTCCGCCAAGATGTATCAGTTTTATGATGCGCTTACTTTGTATGGTGGCGGATCTCCAATTACCGAGAATTGCTTTGTGCAGAAAACCGAAGACCAGCAATTGTTTCTTCTGAACGGCGCGCTTGAACTCGCATTGTAATTATCGTAACCGATAAAATATTATGCCTATCACCAGAGAATGCTTCATGTCAAAGACACTGGACAACCAGTTGTTTGATATTGCCGAAGTATTGTCTGGTAATAGCGGTTACCCAATTCCATCAAGGCCATGCTTCAATGAGATGACCATAGATTATCAATTGTATAATCTGTGGCGAGCATGGGGCGGTGGTATTGATCCAGACGCCCAAGCATTTATTGATGTAAGCGGGGCAACTGATATTCAAGGCATCAACAATTTTGTAAAAGGAATCAAAGCTCTCGGCCTCTGGAGCAGCATGGTGTGCTGGCCGCTCCGCAGCTCGCAGAACGCAGGCACAGGCTCAACTGCTTACTCGCTGGGCGGGCTGGGGACATATAACGGAACGCTCATCAACGGGCCGACTTGGGGGGCGGATGGGGTGAACTTTGCATCTGCTTCCGACCAGCGCATCGACGTTTCCACTTCGCTCGTTTTCTCTCCGACAACCGTTCCCTTTAATGCAATGACTGTGCAAAACGCGACATCAATCAGTGGGTCGCATGCAAATTTATTTGGGCGCGGAAAATTAAACGACTCGCTTTCCGATATTTCGTGGGCGCTTCGGGCAACGACTACCACATCTCAACCACAAATCAGCGACGGAACCGCTCAAACTCTTTACAATGTTTCCGGCAATAGTCTGAACACATTTAAGGCATTTCAGATGTTTTCCGAAAGCGATTTGATCCGCGCAAACATAGACGCAGGCTCATTCACAACAGGAGCCGCAAGGACGCCAAATCAGGATGCAACACACACGCTGCGCATTGGCACAACGATTACTGGAACGCTATACTTTGACGGAAAAATATCTTTCGCCTTATTCGGAAACTCAGCAAGCGCAAATTCCGCTGCGCTTTACGCCCTCTACAAATCCACCCTCGGCCAAGGACTCGGACTGCCATGAACCAGACAATGCCACGCTACCGAGCAACCGAACTCCGAGACAATAGCCTTCCGTGGTTTTGTTGGGACACGACAGAAGGCGGCAAGACGCGACCTATGCAGTGGGGGGTTACGCTTGTGCCAACGCCGAACGATCCGAAAAAACCAACATACTGGGAGTGGAGCGCGATGCTACCGAATGGAACCCAACTACCAACTTGGATTAAAAAACAATAATTATGCCAATCGAATCAAAAGAATGTTTTAGTAGCCTGACAATTGATGGTCAGCTTTACGAAATTTACCAAGCCGCTCAAAGTGGAGGTGGTGGAGGAGGGGGAGTCACCTCTGTCACCGCAACCTCGCCTATCACAAGCTCTGGTGGGGCAACACCAGACATCTCTACCAGCATGGCTACAGACAGGTTACTTGGCCGAACAACTGCTGGAACAGGCGTTGCTGAAGAATTAAGTGTTGCTGGAAACCTTGTGTTTTCCGCTGGAACGCTAACATCGCGTGCTTCTGTTACTCAAATTTATACTTCCTCTACGACTTGGACAAAACCTGATGGGGCTGTCTCTGTCAATGTCCAGCTTTTTGGTGGCGGCGGGGGCGGCGGCAGCGGAAGAAAAGATATAATTTCAACTTCACGTTGCGGCGGAGGAGGAGGAGGCGGGGGATCGTATATTAACATTACCCTACCAGCAAGCGTTTTAAGCGCAACAGAAACTGTAACTATTGGCGCAGGCGGAACTGGCGGTGCGGCACAGGCTGGAACAGGGGCAAATGGTAATATCGGCATGGCTGGCGGAATCACAACATTTAATTCGATAATCGCGTATGGAGGCTCGCCGGGCAACGGTGGAACAACAGCAGCAGGCGCTGCTGGCAACGGTTCAATGCAAGCAAATAACGGGGGGGCCGCTGGAGCCAATGGAGCCCTTGGTGTTGCTGGATCGCCTTTAAGTGTGCTTGCAACATCTCAATATGGTGGAGCAGGCGGCGGCGGTGGCGGTGGATTAGGAGTCAGTAATTCGCAGGTAGCTGGCGGCGGCGGCGGACGCTCAATGGCACTTAATCTTGCAGGGGGGGTAGCTGGAACACTTGGAGGCGGCAATGGTGGAAATGGCCTTGATAATACCAATGCAGCACTTGGCTTATTTGCTGTAGGATCAGGTGGCGGTGGCGGCGGGTCATCCGTAACAGCATCAGGCGGTAACGGTGGCAATGGCGGATTCCCCGCAAGCGGCGGCGGCGGTGGTGGCGCGACTCAGGACGGCACTCAATCAGGCACAGGCGGAACTGGTGGCGCGGGACTCGCAATCATCACAACCTATTTTTAATTTATGAATACGAATATCTGGGTTATCATAAACAGCATTGGAAACTACATGGAAAACATTGTTGTTTGGGACGGGGATGGAAATAAATGGACTCCTCCAAATGGAACTTATGCAACAAAAATGGAAGATGTAGATTTTTCAATAATAAATGAAAATCCAGAAAATGAAGATTTGAATGAATTTGTAAGATTGAAAAAATATGGACACGCCATCATTTAATGCTTGTGCTGCCGGAATACTAGCAACGGCAACTTCAGTTGGAATATCAATGCTTCCAGAAGTGGAAGCTTGGTTAAGAATAGCTTCCTTGCTGGTAGGTATTGCTGTAGGAATTGGATCACTTGCCGTTATAGTGAGAAGCTGGAATAAAAATAAATGAATCCTAAACAAATTGCCCTTGGAATGATTTTGGTATCATTCGGATTTCTTGCAATTGCATTCTTGACAAGTTGCACTACACTTGGAGTATCTTTACAAACAGACTACGGAAGGCTCACTTACGAGCTTCCGGAACCAAAAGGAACAAAGAAATGAAAATCGTAGAAACATTGTTAGAGAAGTTGAGTGAAAATTCGACTTGGCGCGGCTTGATTCTGATTGCTACGGCAGTTGGGGTTAAGATCGAACCGGAGCTTCAAGAAGCAATTCTTATAGCTGGACTGGGATTAGTTGGTTTAATCAATGTAATCCGAAAGGGTTGAGTATTATTTCTCCAAAGAATGACAAGGAATACACATAGGCACAACATCGAGCCAATGTTCAATATTATAGCCATTATGGTGATGATATTGTTGTGCTTGATTCCCGCAATTTATACATTGCAATGTGGAAACCTTGGGGATTTTATTTCTGGCAATAGCATTATTAACTTTATTTCTTGCTTTATATTTATCAGGGAATTTTTGTCTTTGCTGTATTGTGGATTTTCTTCTGTGCTGATTGAGTCTTTCAATCTGATCTTGTGTCATATTTTTAAAACACCTCAACCTGATCTCTCTAACTTTTTGTGCATTTCTTTTAGCCCAAGAAACACATCTTTTCATATGTTCTTGTTTGTGTGTTTCGTAATATTTCTGGTAAGATTCTTTTCTCCCATCTGGATTATCTCTACACGATTTAATGCTTGCAATTCTATGGCAATGCTTACATCTGTTAGAAAATCCATCTTTCGATCTGGAGGATTTAACAAATTCGTTCAATTCTTTTTCGGTTTTACATCTGCAACAAGTCTTCATAGATGAAGAGTAATATATGATGATTCCAAAGTCAAGACCTCAACAAGCTAAAGAAAAATCTTTAGCTATGGCTATAAAAGCAGGAATAGAAGACAGAGTTGTTTTAATCGGTATTAGGGGGTATTATTCTGAAACATTTCAACCATCAGGCAACCAAAGAAACATTTATGATGATGCCATTATCCTACTATCACCATCGTGCCATGCTACTTTTAACGCTAATACTGATCCGTCGATTTTTAAAAAAGGCATTGCTTCATTATTACCGGGCGTTCATCGCTACAAGAAAGGTAAGCACGGAATTAGTAAACCGGGTGGCGGGTATCCGGCACTTAGACCTGCTACGCCAAATGAGACTCTTCCCGTCTTTAGAGACTCTGAGGGTGAGTCGCTTGGGGTCGCGATTAATATCCACAAAGGGGGATATAATACAACCTCATCGCTTGGTTGCCAAACTATCTACCCCGCCCAATGGGAAGGATTCATCAACCTCGTCTATTCAGAAATGAGTAGATACAACCAAAAAACGATTCCATATCTATTAACAGAATTATCGTAAACGATAAAATATGAAAAAATCAAAGTGGAATTTCAAACAAGTAAGTAGAAATGTTCACGTTATTGAAATGCACCTCCCGAGGGTTGGAGATGAACAATGGGTTTTGCTTCAGAGTGATGTTCACTGGGACAATCCCAAGTGTGACAGAGCAAAATTTAAAAAGCATTTGGATTTAGCCTTGGCTCGAAATGCCCCTGTAATTGATGCAGGGGATTTTTTTTGTGCAATGCAAGGCAAGTATGACAAGAGAAGTAGCAAAAAAGATTTGCGCCCAGAACACGCGACTGGAAATTATTTAGATTCGCTAGTTGAAACGGCAGCAAAGTATCTTGAGCCATACAAAAAAATACTCACTGTAAGGGCGGCGGGAAATCATGAGAGTTCAATTCAGAAAAACTGCGAAACTGATCTTGGTGAAAGATTAGTTGAAAGACTGAGAAGTAGTGGTGGGATAGCTCGCAGAGGTGGGTATTCTGGGTTTGTTAGATTTTCAATTTATGGTAATAAAACAAATGAAAAGTTGGCTTCAACTCAAGGATACAAACTTTGGTATTTCCACGGGAGTGGTGGGGGTGGGCCTGTAACCAGAGGGGTTATACAAACAAATAGGCAAGCAGTGTATGTTGCTGATGCTGATTTTGTTGTATCGGGTCACACGCACGACTCTTGGACAGTTCCGATTCAGCGAATCAAATTGAATCAAAAAGATATTATTGAACAATTCAGACAAACTCATATCAAAACTGGAGGATACAAAGAAGAGTTTGTGGATGGATATGGTGGATGGCATGTTGAGCGCGGTGGCCCTCCGAAGCCAACGGGTGCGTATTGGATTAGATTTTATTTTGATAGATACGAAAATAATAAAAAAATTTACGACTACGAAATTATAGAAGCCAAATGAAATTCATACTCGCCATAGCTATACTTGCTCTTGCTGGATGTGTTACACCTCCAGTAGCCGAGCCAGAGTTTGCAGGACGCTACAAAAACGCTTGTTTGCCCGAAGCAATAGCAATGACGCAAGCACTAAAGAAAAGCGATATACAAGCCCGTGTGCTGCGAATCCAGACTAAGGACTTCGGTCATGCAGTCTGCGTTTACCTTTACCCAACTGGCGCGAATAAACTCTACGTCTGGGATAGCTATTGGAAATCAGTCAATCTTCGCGCATGGTATAACGATCCTACAAGCATAGCTAATGCTTGGCTTGATTATACCTACCCTAAAATTTCTCTTGTCAGCGCAAACTTTCTTGATTAAATTATCGTAAACGATATTATGAGTTGCTCAAATTCCAGAAGTTCTAAATGTAACCCATGCGGCCCAAGTGCGGACGCGATGAATGAGATTGCCAATAAAGCTGCATACTATGCTCGCATAGCTCAACACGCAGCAGATCAAGTAGAGGGATTTGAATCACTTTACTTGGGAGCAAAAGCAACCGCACCAACTGTAGATAACGAAGGCAATCCACTTGTTGTTGGAGCTTTGTATTTCAATACTACAGACGACACAATGTATGTTTGGGACGGAAGTATTTGGGTAGATTTTGTAGCTGGGTTTGACGAGAATACCAATTACCAAGTCACAGGCACTCCAACCGCTCGCAATCTTGTTACTCGCGGAGCAGATATAATCAATGTCAAAGATTTTGGCGCGACAGGCAATGGAACCACTGACGATACTTCCGCAATTCAAGCCGCAATCACTGCTGCGCCAGCAGGAGCAGCAATTTACTTCCCAAGGGGAACATATCGTTTATCCAGTATTGAAATAACAAAAGATGTTTCAATTTACGGAGAAGGCAAAAATGCCACTACTTTGAGCTTACGGAATCCGAGTGATTTTAGACTTTTCTTCATAAAAACAAGTTGGATTTCATTTGAATTGTTTGATTTGACAATGCGTGATCCGCATGGGTTTAGAATTCTTGACAATACAACGCAAGAGCAAACAACTGGAATCACTAATATTAATCGTCCGACATATAATCCATATGAATTTCCATTAGATAATTTTTATGTTAGAAATGTAGATTTCATTGATTTTTATGATGGAATTGAAACAAGTGGATTGAAAGGCGACATTTCTGGTTGTAATTTTATTTATACTTATGGAAGTTGGTCTATTGGTGGAAACTGGGACGCACCAAATGGTGGTGGTGATCACCCATTTGTAGGAGTTTTATGTTCTTTTTGGAATTTGAATTTTACAAACAACTACTACGATGGATTGCTCGATTCAACATTCGCCAATGTTAATCCATTGACTTCTACATATCCTTTGTCAAAAAGAGCATCAGATGGGATGATATATGCTCAATCATTGAGAACCTCAGTAACAAGTTTGAGATACGCTGAAACTAATGGGATTAAAAGCGTTCAAACGATTACAAATAATGTTTGCAAAAACAATGCGATTGAAGGAATTCAAGTTAATGCTTCAATAAAAAATCAAACAGAAAAAGATAATTATTACATAAATATCTCAAATAATGAAGTTATTGGAGTTAGCAAATACTATGGCAATCCACCAACCCAAACAGCAAATTGGGCAGTTGGATCGCTTGCAATTTTGGTGGATTGTTATTATTTTAGACCAGCAATAAATATATCAGACAATAAAATAGATAATAATATAACAGGTATTTCTGTTAATAATATTAGACCTAATGATATTCCATTGTCTTCATTTACTGGTATTTGGTCATTGCAAGGTCAAACAAAAATTACCAACAATTCAATTTCTGGATGCCAAACTGGAATTGGATCAAGTTGGAATCTTCCAGAAGATGTTATTTCAAATAATTCAATTTCTTGCAACTCAAGAAATGCACAAAGATTATTTGAAGGGTTCAACCCAACAGTATCTTCAAATTGGACGACTGCACAATTGATAGGAATAAATATTGTTAACGGAAATCCAACAGTTTCATATAATAATCTTTCTGCAAATTACAATTTTGAGCAGACAAAAACAATTTCTGGGAATTCTTCAAATGTGTTGACATTAAATAATGCAACAGGAATTTCAACAAGTGGAAGCGGAACTATTCTTTATGGTGGAGTCGCTTGGTCTTTTCCAATAACAAATGTTTCTGGTAATAATGTTACATTGAACTTTGATTTTTGGATTGGTTTTAATGCATACTGGTCAACAAGAGGAGGGGTTAATATTAATGGACTTTCATTTTATTATAGTCCATACGGAGAAGGGGCAATTAGAACGAGTTCTATTTGGGTTGTATTAAATGAAGGTGGAGGAGGGAATGGATGGGTTACCCCGACTGCTCTTGATAAAGTTTACAACAATACTGCTTCAAATTTTCTCCGAGATTTTTCTGTTTGGAATGGTTCTGTCACATTTGAAAAACAAATTTATTTTTCAAATATGACATCAAATAACATTTATCAAAAAACATATTTAATACAATTTTTTGGAGCAACTTCTTCTAATGCAATTTTAAATGGTGGATTTTATTTAGACATTTAATAATTTTAAATTATGGCAACTACGACAATAGCGAATCCAATTTTTATCGGAACAGGAATTCCCTTGGTTCCTTCTACTGCTCCATTGCAAGTTCAAAGATGGAATCTGCCGATTACTGGTTCTGTTTATACATTTACTGGGAGTGCATCAGCAGCATCTACTCAAACTCCAGTATGGACAAGGTTGAATACTGGTGGAACAGCAGGATCAAGTGCATTGTATCGCGCTAATCCCAACCAAGGCATATATTTTGCTAAAGGTGGAGGAAACTCAATGGGCATACAATTCAGCCGCCCCGTCTGGCTTATCTGGCAAGGTCAGATGAGTGCTGTTTCAACTGATCGCATTCGCATCCAACTCGGTGGAGTTGATGCTGCAAGCACCACAGTTGGGCCAATGACACCAACAAATGCTGCATTTTCTGGTCTTGGATTTTTAATTGAGGGTGGGGCAATCAAACTTGAAACAATTAATACGCCAGCAGGAGTTGCGACACTGAACACTTCTGCAACACTTGCCACACATACACCTTTCAGGTTGAGTCTTAAAGCCTATAGCGATGGACTTGGAAATGTTAAGGTGTATGTCAATGAGTCACTTGTTTCTACATTGGCAATTGGCCCAACTCAAGACACAAGCAATTCAATATGTCAATTGCGAGTCTCTGTTGAAAATACAACCGCAGCAAACGCCGCATTAGTTGACCTTATTCAAGACCAACTATCCGTAATCGTCGAATGAGATCACTTCTCGCCATTGCTATCGTTGCACTTGCTGGATGCACTACGCTTCCAGTTGAGCAACCATCGTTCGCAGGACGCTACAGGAATGCTTGTCTTCCCGAAGCAATAGCAATGGCGCAAGGACTCAAAGAAAAGTCGATACAGACCCGTGTGCTGCGAATCCAGACGAAAGACTGGGGTCACGCAGTCTGCGTTTACCTCTACCCAACTGGTGCAAACAAACTCTATGCTTGGGATTCATACTGGCAAAGCATCAACCTACGCGCATGGTTTGACAATCCAACCAGCATTGCAACAGCATGGCTCGACTATACGCATCCAAATTTAACACTTGTCAACGCATCCTTCCTTGATTAAACTATCGTTAACGATATTATGAGCTACTGCACACCCTGCCCACCATGCGACACGGAATATCCGTTGTTGTGTGAACCACTTGAAACAACTGCCAATGGTAAACGATTGGTAGTGGAAGACTCTGCTGCTTGCCAGAAAACAATTCAGACTCCAGTAGCCCAACAAGTTTTGAAGACTGATGGTGCTGGTAATTTGACTTGGACAAACGGAGCGAGCGGAACTGTTTTAAGGAAAGATTCAACCGGACTGCTTGAGTTTGCTACACTCAATAGTGTTCTTCAATCTGGCCCAGTTGATCTTGGTAGCCAACCATTGACTACTACTGGAGCGGTTAGCGTTGGATCACTTGCATCAACTGGGGCAGTGACCGCAGCAAGTGTAACGGCATCTGGCGCGGTTACTGCAAATACATTAAATGTAATAAATACATCTGGATTGGGTTCTATAGAAGTAAGCGGAACTACAGGGGCATTTATTGATCTTAAAGCTCCAGTAACGGATGATTACGATTTTAGAATTGGATCAGATGTTGCTGGAGGTTATATTACAACAAGTGGAACAAGTGTAAATGGACATATTAGATTGCTTCCAAATACCACGGGTTCTGCAAATGTAGGAATAAATGTAGATAATCCGCAAAGAAAACTTCATGTAAACGGAATAGTTCGTTTGCAAGGGCTATCTACTTACGCCAACAACGCTGCTGCCATTTCTGGTGGATTGGTTGCTGATGATGTTTACAAAACCTCTACTGGTGAACTTCGTATTGTTGTATAATGCCAGCCGAAGGATCAGTCTTTGATGGATTCACAAGTATCATCGCGCAAGACGCAGATACTCATCCATCGTATTTACCAGAGTCTGTAGTATCAGAGTCGGTAAATAGGACATTCCGAGGTGGCATTAACCGGACAAGGCCAAGCATTCGGAACATCTCAATTATCGCTGGAGACGGACAAACCGAGACTATCGTTAACGATATTCTTGGTGGCAGCTTCCAAGGTGCGTATCCATATCGTTCAACCAACTTGAGAACAAACGATGGTATCCTGCTATCGGTATCTGGGATTATCTACTTTCTGAAGATGGTAAACAATCGGGCGTTTGCCTACAAGATTATCGAGGGTAACGATCCGGGCATGATGCACACATGGTTTGTGCAAGCCGAAGATCGGGCGTATATCCAAAATGGCTACCAAAATGCCATAGCATGGGATGGAGTATTAGGAACGCTGACAGCAAGCGAAATCCAAAATGGAGACTACTGCGAGATTGTATCAGTTGGGACTACCAACTTTACCTTGATCGGTGCGCCATCCAATACGATTGGAGTTAAGTTCACAGCAGTTATTACAGACACTCAAAGAGGAACGGGAACAGGAACAGTCAAGCTACCTGCCTACCGACTGAACCCATACTTGGCAAAGATGCCGATTGGAACGATCATGGAATATGCCTTCGGGCGAGTCTTCGTAGCTGATAGGCTCAATCAAATCTACGCATCTGACATCATCTATGGTGGTGGATTCACCGACACAAAGAATACGGAGAACTTCACAGAGATAGGATACTGGGCAGAAGGTGGCGCGTTCTCTACTCCAGCCATGATGGGGAATATCACAGGGATGAAGGTCATGCCACAGATCGGAACCAACCTCCGTGGGCAAGGTGAGCTTGTAGTCCTTACTGGTAACGGAGCATTCTCAATGGATGTCTCTCTACCAAGAAGCCAATGGAATACATCGAATATCCAACGCATCTCACTCCTTGGGCGAGGATGCACATCGCCATACCTTGGATTAGCCAACTCTGAGCTTTGGTTTAGATCACATGATGGTTGGGCATTCTACTCTAATAGCCAATCTGAATTTGCAAGATACTTCTCGCTTCGTAAACTTTCGAGGGAAGTAAACAAGTGGGTCGAGAATGACACTCCTTGGCTGAAGCAATTCGCTTCTACAATGTTTTTTGATAACTACATCATCAGCACAGTTTCGCCACAGACCTACCGCGCAGAAGGTGTAGAAGGACTGAACAGGTATCATAGGGGCATGGTAGTTCTCGATCTTGACCAATCTTCTTCACCTGCACCAGACGCACAACTTTCTTTCCGTTGGAATGGAATTTGGACAGGCATTAGACCAACACAACTTCTGACTGCACTGATCCAAGGTGAAAAACGGGGATTCGGATTCTCATTCGACAAAGACAACAAGAACCGACTTTACGAGTTCACAATAGCTCAAGGCGACGACTATGGGCCAAATGGAAGCAGGCAGATTGAATCCTTCTTCACAACTGGCAGGTATGATTTCAACCGAAGCGGGGCTACCAACAAGTTCCTCCGTAAAAAAATCACTGGTGGAGAAATGTGGATGAGTGAGATTAAAGGTGAAGTAGATAGCTATGTCGATTTCCGCGCCGACTCTAATCCTTGCTGGTCAGAACTGAAAGTGCCTACGACATTCGGGTGTGATCCATGCTCGCCTAAAGTAACTGAATGCTTCCCACAACGGGGCGGTAATCGCTATAAACGCTACAAGTTTAACACACCAGACCCAAGTGAGTGCAATGACTTGGCAGGCATCCCATCAGTAGAAGGAAGCGAGTTCCAAATCAAAGTCAACCTAACCGGAGCAGCTACAGTTGACCGAGTGCGACTGATGGCAAACATCAAAAACAACGATGACTCTCCGGTTGGCGACTGCCCAGAAGAAAACCAAGAATGCGAACCATTTTTGTGTTGCCAAGAAAAATATTGGAACTACAATATCGTAAATTAATCTAATGGACAATCAATCTTCGTCTCCAGCACTTACGTTTCCAAATGTTCCAGATGACTTCTGTCCAACTGGTAACTGGCAAAGTGTATTTCAGCAATTCATTGATGAGGTTCTTACTAACGGAACTATCAATGTGCCGGGATTGGGCGATGTAACTCCAGCGCAAGTTGCTCAAATCAACGAAGACCTTGCTGACCAGCAAACGCAGATAACCGCACTTGATACGCGAGTCGATGCTTTAGAATTAAATCCAACAATTAGGGTTAGATACGGAACATACTCTCCAATTTCGGCTGGAGACACAACATCCATTGGAATTACTTTTAGTTCTCCCCTACCAACTGCTGTTTATGGAATCTCATTGACTCCTATTTACGCTTCTGGGACTCCATTGACAACGCCGCTCTACACTATTGTTTCACAAAACACAGCAGGATTTACATTTCGCGTTGATAACAACATTGCAGAAATTACGAGCTTGAACTGGATGGCGGTTCATTCTTCGACACCATAAGCCATCACAAAGAAAATAAACATATGACACCACTAAAAGGAACAGACCCACGCCTCGTATCAGGAGGTTCACCAACTCGCGGAATGATCCGTGAAACCATGGGCAACAAGCCGAGCCTTGGTTCTAAGAAGCCCAGCGTTTACACGACTGCTGGCACTCCCAAGCAAGGCTACCAGAAATAATTATCGGAAACGATAATCCTTATGGCTGATACCCTCGAAGAGATGGTAGAGGTCGTGAAAGGGTTCGTGGGTGATAGCGGCGTATGTTCTTACGAAAGAGCCGTTAAAGCCGTGAACCAAGCGCGACGACTACTGTGGAATAAGAAAGCATGGTCTTCGCAAGAAGAGTATGTTCAGATTTGTTGCGTTGATAATTGCTTCACGCTTCCTTCTCGCTATGAGCAAATCAAACTTGCTTGGATCGGGAATGACTCAGCCAGCCTCGCTGACGAATGGTTCAATGCGACCAACGCTTTTGCTCTTCATGCGGATCATTCATGCCATAGGGGGATTATTGAAGTAGGCGGACTCCATGTCCTCTTCCGTGATTACACAACGCATCCATACCAAATCGGGGTAATGGCAGAGGAAGCTGAAGACATCGGCGTAGAGTTGATGTTTGAAGCGCAAGACCAGTATGACACCTACCACAAGGTTAAGGTAACTACTGCCAATCCTCCAACGCTGGCTAAGTCTGATCTTCTTGTGAAGGGGATTCGGGCAGTCAGTAAGCCGGTAACCAAAGGCAGGATTCGGGTATATGCCTACGATACAGCATTGGAAGCAAAGACGCTGATAGCAATCTACCAACCAAATGATGCTAACCCTACTTTCCGTAGGTTCAAAGCACCGAGGACTTGTGAGTGTATTACGCTCTACGCTTCGAAGAAATACTTTGATTTAACCGATCCGAAAGAACTTTGCGAGTTTGTTCCAGATGCGATGATCTATGCGGTTCTTGCGCTAAACTCCAGAGAAAATCGTAAGGCTCAAGAGTTCATGGCTAACTTGGCATTGGCCGTGCAAGAGCAGGAAAAAGAGATGGGAGGATACGAGATTCCGACCGCCGCTCCAATCCGCTTCTCTAACTACAGTCGGGCAGAAAACTTAATCGGGTCTGATCTATTGTCACCATCACCGAATGATTACTTTCTTTATCGATGACACTGACAATTCCAGACAAGTTTGATGCGAGGAGCGTAGTTGGATATGGTGATCCAGACTACGAACTTAACTTGATGGATGTTGAGATTCTAAAACTACCTCCACGGGAATGTCCATTGGTTCATAAGTTCACGCCGGGGATGTATATTCGGGAAATCTATATGCCGAAGGATACAATTCTTACAACCTTACTCCATCTGACAACGCATCCATTTTTTATCATGAAGGGTGATGTGACTGTCTGGTATCATGGCATCCCTGCCCACCGCTACAAAACAGGCTACAGCGGCATCACAGAAGCAGGAACGAGGCGTATGCTCTATACTCATAAGGACACGATCTGGACTACCTGCCATGTTACAGATTTAACTGATCCAGACGAAATTATTGACACGATCACTTCAAGAGACTTTAATCCTCACATCGCCAAGGAAGACCGAAGGGTTCAAAAGTGGCGGCATAACCGAACCGACTTAATAAAATGAGATTTCTTCTACCAGACCCATTAGGCAACGATAAGCATTCACAGATGTTTCATACCAGTGCATTTGCTATTGGCGCGGGTGTGGTAGCTGTAGGCGCGGCAGCGGGGGCTGGAGCTATCTCAATGTCGGCAGCAGACAGGGCAAAGAAAGCTCAAGGTGCAGCGGCGAAACAATTCAAAAAGCAGCAGAGCAAGGCTACTAAGGGATTGGTTAAAGGACAGCAGCAAGTCCAAGGACTGATTAACGAGGTTCAAGCACCTCAATACAACCTTGGATCTATGATCGGTGATGCTAGCCAAATCACCGATTACAATCTACAGCAAGGCCGTAAGATTTCAGAATATAATCGTCAACAACTTGAAGAATTTTTACCCGGTGCAACATCTCAAAGGCAAAGGCAAATGCAGTTGATAAACCAAGCAATGGGTGTGCTTGAAGAAGGTTTGAAGGGCGGTTATGGTCAAGATTTAAAAGAAAACATCATGCGCGATGTCGCTCAATTTGCAGGCGCAGGATTTAACCCCGCAACAGCAGGACGAGCGGGTGGATTCCAAGCAGCACAAGGGTTGGCAGCGAGGCAACTTGGCGAGAATGCTCGTGCTGTGCAAATGGAATCTTTAACAGCAATGCCTATAGTTAGCAATATAGCAGCAACTTGGAACAATTTTGCTAAAGCATTCACAGCAGATGTTAGAGCGGCAGAACCATTGGATGTAGGAAGACTGCAACTTGGCTACCAGACAGCAGGATCAGAAATTGGATTACAGAAAGCAAAGATGACGGGTGATATGTTCTCTAACATTTACAATGCTCAGTCTGGCCTTGCTTCTCAAATCTATGGAGCGAATAAAGAGAATGCCGCAGCAAGCTACGCAGCACAGCAAGCAGTCGGCCAAGGTGTCTCTGATATTGGGCAGGCTACCTCTGGCGCGTTGTCTGGATATAGTAACGCACTTACACAACTTGGAGCAGCACAAAGTGGTTATGGAGGATTTGCTTCAATGGGGCAGGCTCAACAAGCCGCGCCATACGCAGAAAGTATTAGTCAAGTATATGGATCGTATATCCCAAGAGCAACAAGGGCTTAATTTATGTCTATCGCAGAACTCATAATGACAGGAACGAAACGCGCATCGGATTCTACCGCATGGGTTGGAGATTCTTTGGCTAAACTTGGTCAGAATGTAGGGCAGGCGTTAGCTCAGAAAGAGCAGCAGAAGCAAGCTCAAGCTATGCTACCATTCTTGCAGCAGAGTATGCAGGAGTCGATGAGCCTTGCTGGATCAGGGAAGACTGGGGAAGCGTATGCGAAGTTGATGCCGTTTCTGACTGACCCATCGGTTGCTCAGAATCCTTTTATGATGCCAGCACTAGAAGCTGGAATAAAGATGAATCAAGTTGCAGCGGATGACTTCTTGAGGCAGAGCCAGATTCAAGCATATAAAGATCGTTATGCTGGAGGCGGAACAGGCGGTGGTGGTGGATTCGATGTTGGAGGGTTTGTAGATACATTGAATCAAGAAGGTAATGTAACTCAAGACGCAGAAGTAATTGTAGATCAAACTGAAGTTAATCCAATGGTTGCAGGACAACTTCCGGGTATGCGAATTCCAGCACCACAAAATCAAGCCGGAATGGCAATGACGAGGGATGAAATTGACCAACAAGCTGTAGCTGGACTTCCTGTAATGCCTCAAGGCCCAACAAAAGAAGCGGCACAAGCAATGGGAGGTGTATTGCCAGAAATGCAAAAAGAACCTCCACCCAAAAATATTCTTGAGAAATTTACCAAGATTGAAGATAGGTTTGCCAAATTGCCACTTGATAAACAACGGGCTGAAATGGATAACACATCTATTATTTTTCCAAACAGAGAAGATATAGCAGCATACAAACCATCTAAAGGCCGTGGAATAATTGAACTCTCTACCGCTGCTGGCATAGGCGTTCCCGGCGCAGTTGCTGTTGAGCTTCCGCAAGCAGTTTCAAAATATGTTTTGAGTGGTGTAAATGTAAATCCAAAAACTGGAAATGTTAGTTATTCAATCAATCAGAAAGAAATTGATAAAGACCCTAACGCAAAATCTGCTATTAGTTGGTTGAGAGATTGGCAGGAAGCATCTGTAAAAGTAAGTAATAATCCTCAATTGAGAAACTTGTTAGCGCAAGCAAACAATGATGCGTTGGCTATTGATATTGCTCCAGTAAAAGTAGATACAATAAGTGGTGCTATGGCGGCAAAACAAGATAACTATGATCTTTCTGTTAAAGGAAAACCGGAGAGTAAAATTACAGTTTCTAAAGATGTAGCGGATCAAATCACCATGCTTCAGACTCAAACTGCTGCTTCCAATACTCACAATGCTAAGTTTATTCGCTTGAAGACTGAAGCACCACAAGCTCCAGCACAACCAACAAAAAGAAAAGTAGAAGTTCTCACGGATAACGGTGGAAGATATTACTTGAACGCTAAAGGCCAAAAGGTTTATATTAAATAATCATGGCTACAGAGTTCATTGAAATCTCCGAAGAAGAATATCAAGGAGGGCCAAGTGATTTTATTGAAATCACAGAAGAAGAGTTTAATACACCTCAAGAACCAGCAGGCACTTCTCTTGGTGATACACTTCAAACAGCAGCAGAAGAATTAGAGGCAGGGGTTGGTAGGGCAGGCAGTGCATTTGCGAAATCAGCAGTTGGATCGGTAAGAATGTTTACTGATTTATTTGGCGCAAATAATAAGGTGTCTAAAGAGATTGCTGGAGTAGAGGATTACATTGACCAGTTTACTACGGCTCAAGCCAAGCAAGACAAAGAAGAAATATCTCGCTTGTTCCAAGAAGCAGAAGGAAAAGGTTTGGGCAATAAAGTTATGGCTGGTCTTAAAGCTGTAGCTGTATCTCCAGAGACGCTTGGGCCAGAGATGGCGGGGTATATGCTTCCATCTTTAGCTGCTGGTTTATTAACCGGAGGCGCATCTATACCAGTTCAGATCGGAGCGCAGGCTACTATTGGTGCGGCCCAAGCAGCGGGTTCTATTAAGGGTGACATCTACCAATCAGTCAGAGACTACTCCCGCGAGCAAGGTCTTAACGAAGTTGAAGCTGATCGTGCCGCCACTGAAGCTCAATCCTATGGTGGTAAGAACTTGGACTTGATTCTTACTAACGCTGGCATTGGAGCATTGGCTGCATCAACTGGAGCAGAGAGAATAGCAACACGCATTCTTACTGGTAGAGGGAAAGATGTAACAAAAAAAACACTCGGAGAGTTCTTGAAGCAAGGAGCTATGGCTGGTGGTGTAGAGGCTCTGACAGAAGGAACTCAAGAGGCAGCAGAACAAATCTCACAGAACATCGCCCTGCAAAGAGAAGGTAAAGATGTTCCTACCTTCCAGAATGTCCCGCAAGTAGCTACGATGGGCGCGGTGGCAGGCGGTGTTATCGGTGGCGGATTGAAGGGAGTTGAGTTTCTTTCAGCGGAAGAGAAGGCCGAACGAGACATCAATCGTTCCGCAGATAGGGAAGCAAGATCACTTTCCGCTACTGACTCTACAACGAAAAAGGTTATCAACGATCTTAACCAATCCGAGAACGCGATTGATTCTTTAAGGCAAGAGTTGGACACATTGGAGCCTACTGATCCAAAAGCGCAGCAATTGCGGATGCGAATTTCCGAGGAGCAAAAGAAAGCTACAGGACTAAAGCAGTCCCTTGGAGAAGAATTTTTATCGGAACCGATAACCACGATAGAAGAACAGCAGGCTGAATTGGCGAAAGCAATTACCACTCCAGAAGCTGCACCCGCACCCGCCCCAGTAGAAGAAGTAGTCACGCCACCAGTTGAGGTAGCGCAATTTAAAACTCAAGAAATTCCATTAGGAATAAATAGACCTACAGTAGTAGATAAATCTTTACGCATTCTTACTGATGAAGAATTTAATAAGTCTTATATAACAGCAAAAGACAATGTAGATAATGCTGAAGCAATGATTGATGCTGCTGGAGGTTCTTCTAATCTAACTACAGATCAAAGAACGCAAATAGCTGAAGCGCAAGATAAGTGGTCTTCAGTTGAAATTGAGAATTTTCGTCGTAGCAATCAGGATGTAAATACAGAAGACTTATTTGATAAAATGATTTCACTTGCCGACACCGGAAGTGATTCATCATATACGGAGTTCTCAACTCTGATGGATATTATTCAAGAGCGAGGTGGCGCAAAACCAGAACAAGTAATTGCTCTTAAAAGAATTTTACCTAAACAATTGTTGGATAACCCAAACTATCAAGAGGCATTAAAAGGCAAGCTTACGAAGTTTAAAGAATGGATGGGAAGATACCAATCTGAAAAATCAGAAGTTGAACCAACCATCGCAGAAGCTGCCCCAGTCACCGAGCAAGCTGCACCAGCAGAAGCTCCCGCGCCAAAGGTTGCGCCTGTAGAAGAAAAAATATTCCAACCTGATGATGAATTAGTAATGCGATCACCATATACTGGTGAAGATACAATTGTTTCTTATCGAGGAAAGCCAAGCGATGGGCAAGCAGTTGTTTGGACTGGTAAAATGCAAATGCAAATTCCAGAATTTTGGCTACGAAAAAAAGGGGAGGAATTTACAGGGAAAGAAACCGAAGGGGAAGCCGCTCCTAAAATAGTGGCGGAAGAAATCGTTCAAGAAACGCCAAAAGAGGAAGTAGAAAAGCCACTACCCAAAACAAAAAAAGGACTTGTTGAAGAACTTGCTGGAGAAGAACCAAAAGATTATGCCCTTGCTCAAGACTGGAAAAAAACGGTTGCGGCACTAAACAAGCAAACCAAAGAGGAACTTGCATTTAAAGTTAGTAACTATAGGGAGAATGGCAAGAAGTTAAAAGCTACTCAAAAAATAACTTCTGAACTTTTCCCGAAGATAAAAGAAACTGTAGATGCGGCTGGAAATAAATGGGTTCAAGCCTTAAAAACTATTGCTTCTGAAAATGGATTGGAAAAATGGACTACCCTTGAAGGAAACTCCAAAGGAGAAGAAATATACCGACTTGCAAACCGGATTGCATACTCACAAATCAATGCGCCTAAAGCGCCCACCCCCGTAGTATCGGAAACGATAACACCCGCCGCAGAACCAACAGGCATCGCAGTAGGCAACCGCATCCGCCTAGGCAGGAGTCCACAGACCTATACCATCGAAGAAGTAATCTCGCAAAGTGAAACAGAAAAGGCGAACGGCGAGCAGTATTATTCTGTAAAGAACGAGAAGACGGGCGAGACGCAAGTAGTAGAGAAGGCTGATATGAAGCCTGTAAAGAAGTCGGCAGACACCCGCAAAACAGTGGTAGGCGATACCCAATACCAGACTGAAGGGGTAATACCAGAAGCTGAAAGGTTCACTGAAGATGAGTTGCGCGTTATCGTAAACGATATTTTTGGCGGCAAGATACCAGATAAGATCAAGATCATCACAGATACCACTGATCCGAACAAAGAATTTAAAGCGGCGTATAGTATCCGAAAGGGAACGATCACCTACAACTTGGCCTATCTTGCCAAAGGAGATGATCTAAATTTTGTAACCAACCATGAACTTGGTCACTACATCTTGGGCGACCCCAAGTTCCAAGGAGAGATGGCAAGGTTGTTTGATAGCCTACCAGCGGACATCCAAGAGAAGCTAAAGGTAGCAATTGACGAAGCGTATGCCCAAGAAGGATTAGGAGTCCGCGCAGAAGAGACGATTGTCTTTGCCTTTGGTGAGATATTGGAGAACGCACCAGATGGAAGGAATATCTTGCAGAGATTCTTGGACGCAATTCGGGACGCTATCAACCGACTTTTTAAAACTGAGGGATACATCCCGCGGAATCCTAAGAAGGCGGCAGCGGCGATCCTGATGGCAGCACGGAACAGATTTGAGCAAGGTGAGTTTATCAGGAGGCCGAATGGGAGTGTAGTAAACATTGTGCCAGATATACGCAGGATGGCTGTTCGTCGCACTCGCATAATGAGTGTAGAAGCGGGAGAAGAAGTGGAAACTCAAGAGGCTATCATTGCCAAAACAAAAGATTTACTCCGCAAACAATTCGATCCAACGAAAGTAACTGAGAAGAATACTACTGAAGCATTCCGTGCATTAGGGAAGTTGGCTGGAAATAGGAAAGAAGCATTGGCATACGCCGAAGAACTTAATGACATTGGAAGATTGGTAGATGAGTCGGGTGCGGCAAGTGAGATCAGTATGGGTGCAGCGTTGTTCATTAACGACTTGTTTGAGTATTCCATCAGACTCGCGGCAGAAGGTGATAGCAAGATGCTTGGTATAATGATGGCAAACATCAACAGGCTACCTACTGCAATGATTGGAGCGAGTGATGCGGGTAGAACGCTCGCAGCAAGGGCAGAGTTGAAAGCTCGATTCATCATGATGGGACGCGCCGAGCAGGATGCTTACACTAACTATGTAGCAGAGTTCATATACGGGCCGAACCCAACGAAAGAACAGATTCAATCCATCAAAGATGCTTATGCAAAGGTAGAGAAGACTCCACAAGTAACCGAGCAAGAGTTGACTGATGAGATCAAGGCAGTCGGTGATCGGGCTGGAACTGACTTGGTTGGTAAGATCAACGAGGAGTTCACTAAAGCTACTGAGAAGGGCAAGGAGAAACGAAGGACTGAAGAGCAAGAACTGGATAGGGAATACAAGAAGGTTCAGAAGCAAGCTGACGCTGAAATTGAAAAGCTTGCTAAGATTCAGTCTGATACACCTTCGTTTGATCCAGCGGCAGCAAGGCAGACCGCGAATGATGTCCGTGCTATCGTAGCTAATGATCTAAAGCAACGCCCAGACATGGGGCGCAAAGCTCCTTGGAAGTCCATGTTGGTTGCCAAGCTACAAGAAGCGGGTGTAGAGCTAACAGCAGCAGAAACACTGGCAGATATCGTGTGGAGACAACATGAGATCAACAACCTTTCGAGAGAACTATCTTCGATCAACAAAGCGATAGAGAAGGGGCCAATTTCGGAGATTATCAAAGCAATCAAAGATACTCCGCTAGAAGAACAGCAGAAGCCTAACTGGAGATATGAGGTCATGCGTGACTACCTCCGCAAAGCAGGATTGAATGTTGCCCAGTCTGAACGGATCGCGAAGCTGATGGACATCTCGCTCCAGAAACGCTTCACGATGGCGCAGGAGCAGGCATTCACAGATGCTATCAGCAAGTCTGCACCTTGGAAAAATGGAGACACAAGAAGCCGCAGAGCATTCCAAAAGGTATTGCAAGCCCTCCGCGCTGGTGCATTAGACCCAACAAGGAATGTGTTGAGTGACATGGCGGCACTCAATGGATGGACTGGGTTTACTCCAGAACAGTATAAGGCACTCCTCAAGTATGACGCGATCCTTGCTAATCCTGAGACCAAACAAGCCGACTTGGCCGAAGCTCACAAGGCAATCCAGAACATCATTTCTAAAGCCAAGCTACCAATCCGAGCAAGGGATGTCATCGGGCAATACTACGATGCACAAGCATTGAGTGGTATTACAACGATGACGGTGAACATCTTTTCTCCTGCAGGTGTGGCGGCAAAGAACGCATTGGTTCAATCGCTGAATGGTTTGGTTACAGCAAGACCAGAGCAGATCACCGCTGCGATGACTACATTCGTGGACTCGATCAAGTCTTGGGCGAACACTGTAGCTTATTCCTTCAAGAACAATGTTACTGTTTACTCCAATGTCGAATACTTGGTGAACGACGAGGGGCTTCTTAAACTCTACAATCGCGGCGTAGATCAGTTCAAAAACGGCAAGACACCGAGAGAACGAGCAGACGGCGTGAAGAACATGATGATTGGCATGATGGATTATGTTCGTCGCGTCTTGAATGCTCTTGACTATGGAGCTATCGCTTCTCTTCAGAACCAAGCGGTATCCAAGTATGCTTTGGCCGCCATGCAGGCGAAAGGAATGTCCAGTAAGGATGGAGCGAAGATGCTCAATGCCATGATGGAGCAGAAAAGAATTTTCTACAATGACCAGATCGCTATCGGAACCGATAAAAACAAAGCAGCGGTTCTCGCTGATGAGTTCTTTATCTCCGCATGGAGACAAGCCTTGACTGACGCGAAGCTCCCCGCACAAGAAGTAATAGATGCCGCGCTTAACGATGCTATGTCGGCGGTGGGCAGGAACAGGCAATCGCTGGATGCCTTCTTGGAAGAGGAGACAAACACAAGAGATCAAGGGTTACTTTCCTTTCCAGCTATCTGGCTACTTGAGACGATGGCAAACGCAGCAAACAAGCAAGATAGTCAGTTCATCAAAATCTTCAGCAGGATTATCTATGGATTCGCAATCGTTCCTGCTCGAGTATTCCGAGAGGCGGCATGGTTTTCTCCGCTCGCAGCACACCGCTTTGCTTACGAATATATCGCAAAGAAAAAGGGTTTGAAAAGCCGCTATGCACAGAGCTTGGGCAATGACCTCCAGTATCGCCAAAGGCTGACTGAGACTATCGCAGGTAGTATCGTCATGTTGGCTTTCGGTGCGGCTATGACGCCTTCAACTGAAGATGAGGAAGATAAGAAGCCATTCAAAATTGTGATAACTGGCAACGGCCCTCTCCGCAGAGACGATCCGCAGTTCTATGATTCTTGGATGAAGAATAACAGGCCCAATACTGTTAGTGTATACTTCGGGGAAACCAAATTCACGATCAACACCATGAGGGGATTTGAAGCCTTTGCTTGGCCTGCCATGATGTTGGGCGCGGTTGATGACTGGCATATCCGTAGGAAGCAGGGGCGGACAACCAACACTCCACTTCAGATGCAAGATGGAGCTATCGTGGCGGGGAATATCTTGAGTGCTTCCCTTCGTCGCGGCCCGTATGCCTTCGCAGCTAAACCTCTTTTTGAAGCCTATGGAGATCGAGGAGTAGAGAGCTTGGCAAAGAGTCTGGCATTCCCTGCGAAGACTCTAGTTCCCGTATTGGGATCAAGTCTGGCGAAGAATATCTCAGACTTCTTGAATGAGCCAATGGATCGGCGGACACTGGAAGGTGCGTTGTGGTCTAATGTCCCTTTCATCGGGCCTACCATAGCACCCAAATCTTTGAATGCTTTTGGAGAACCAGCGTTAGCGAGCGATTCCGCTGACAAGATATTCAAGTTGGGAGTTCCGATTGTTTATGACATTCCTAACGACAGAAATTCAATCATGGTTCATGAGCTAGTATTGAAGCAAGGCGGCGGCCCAAGTATCCCCAACAGAAGTCAAGTTGCCAAGCGGCTAGACAGGGAGCCAACGAACAAGGAATTTGAAATGTTCGTGAAAGAATATGGCGCGGAAATCAAGCGCGTGATGAGTGAAAATATTGAAGAGCTTTCTGCTATGGATGGGCCTGACTATGACCGAGCGATGGAGTATATCGGAAATAATGCAAGGGATATGGCGCAGGCGAAGTTGATGGAATCAAAATAATCTTGACACCCGCAGAGCCTCATGTAGATTGATTCCGCAGCATTTGGTATGTTGCGCGTGTTATTCATTAGGTAAACGCACTCCTGAGTATTCGGGGGTGCGTTTTCTATTATCGTAACCGATAAAAATATTTTCTAAAAAGTATCAAAAAAATGTTGACACGATAATTGTAGGATGTAGATTTGCTTTGCAGACGGCACAACACCCGTCCATAAAACACTAATGAAATACAAACTAACAAACGAAACTAAAAAGCGCCAGTGCAGAACGCTCTACCGCATCCAAGCCCTGAAAGAATTTGGCGTGGTCAAAGCTCACGAATTCGGCGGGTGGGTCGAAAGTGAGCGTAACCTGAGCCAAGAAGGCAATTGCTGGGTCTTTGACAATGCGCAGGTCTGCGGCGATGCGGTGGTCAGCGGCGATGCGGTGGTCGGCGGCAATGCGGTGGTCGGCGGCAATGCGGTGGTCGGCGGCAATGCGTGGGTCGGCGGCTATGCGGTGGTCGGCACTCACGAAAAATCTCAAGTCTCAGAATTTAATTTCAGCATTCTACCAAGCGAAGTAGAGGAAGTGGTGATTGCTGGAGTTCGTTACAAAAAAGAAACAACATGGAAAAAAATCTAATTATGAAAGAAACACCAACAGTAAAAAAAGAAGCAGCAGAAAAGTCAGAAGCAACTTACAACATGAAGCTAGAGCCAGATATCCAGCTTGAAATCTACCTTCGCTTGGTATCGGCGGCAGCATCAGACGGACGATTCCTTTTGGGCAATCTTCCCAATGCTCAGGCAGTCGTTAAACAAGGCGACCACCTCAAGGGAGTGGCTGAAATCCTTGCTACATGCTACCAGAAATGAGCGACGACATTTATCGTATTCGCCGACCATCTGACGAACCCGACAATGACGATAACGAATAATCACGACCTCCCCGCTCCTATGTTTCGGGCCTTATCTCACGATGGGTATATGGCAGGAACAAGGAAGGCGGACATATCAGTAACTACCTTGATCGGGCCACCGAAGATCAACCAACTCAAGAAACGCTACTCCGACCAAATCGTGGAAGACGCATCCGATAGGGTGTGGGCATTACTTGGTCAGTCGGTTCACAAGGTTCTTGAGCTTGCAGGCGGAGAAGAGGAGCTAACCGAGAAGCGTCTATACAAAGAGATCAACGGCTGGACGCTGACTGGTCAGACTGATTTATACGAAGTAGAGAAAGGAATCCTTTCTGACTTCAAAGTGACATCGGTCTTCTCTTTTCTTCTCGGACAGAAAAACGAGTGGGTAGCTCAACTCAACCTCAACGCCCTACTCTGGAGAGAGTATGGCTACTCCCCAAAGAAGCTCCAGATCGTCGCCATCCTTCGTGACTGGCAGGCAAGCAAGGCTGAGTTTGACAAAGAGTATCCTCAGTGTGCGGTTCACATCGTTGACATTCCTTTATGGGATAACGACGAAGTAATAGCCTACGCTACGGAGCGGATCAAACTGCATCAAGCGGCGACAGCAATGCCAGACGATACCATCCCCGCCTGCGATCCAAAGGAACGATGGGCTAAACCAGATACTTTTGCCATTAAAAAAGATGGCAATAAACGAGCAGCAAAAGTGTGCGAGACATTGGAGGAAGCTGAAAGATTACTGCCTACCTATGGCGCGAAACACTCAATCGAAACACGGGCAGGAGGCAATATCCGCTGCGAGCGTTATTGCTCAGTAGCACCCTTCTGCCACTACTACAAAGCAACCTATAATACAAATGAGTAACAAACCACTACCACCTATCGAAAGACTGGCGATGTTGCCAGAAGAGAATAGGCAAGAAGCATTAGACTGGATGGCAAACCAACCACCAGCGAGCATAGACGAAACAGTTGATCCAATCAGTCGATGGGAAATCCGCATTAGCTTGGGAGGATTAGGAGACTTCTATCGCATCTACGACAAAGCAACCAAAGAAATCAAAGAACTGGAAGTAAACGAAGAAAACTGGTAAATGAAATTACCTTATAGAATCAGAGTTAGACTACATAATATAATTTATTATTGGGTATATCCATTAATAATCATAATCTTATCGGCAACAACTTCACACCTAATAAAAAAATTAATAATAGCAAATAACGCACAATAATCAAATGAGTAACCAACTAGACGGCCTTGAGCCGAAAGACATCATCAAAAAAGTAACGGGGAAGATCACTAAACTCTTCCCAGAGAAACAACACGAAGGCAACTACGGCCCATACACGATCCAGAATGGCGAGATCGAAGTGGATGGTAAGGCATACAAACTTGCATTCTGGAAGAACACTCAGCCAGAATCCGCTAAAGGTAGGACAGTAACCCTGTCCTCGACTCGCGGCAAGCATGGCATGAACGGGGTGACCTTTGAGGAAGAATCCTACAAGAACAAAGAAGGTCAACAGATTCACAACCAAGTCATCAAAGCTACAGCTTCAGCGAAAGTTGAATACGATGGCGCGAGTGAAGAGCCTGTTCGCAGGACTGAGACACCCAAGAGTATCGTAACCGATAATCCAGAGAAGGCACTCGATGAGATCGTTGAGATGCACCAGTATATTGACTCCTTGGTTCGTATGGCTTACCTTGGGAAGATCACAGACGAAGAGACCCTTCGCTCGTATGTCTCATCGGTCTTCATCGAAGCAAACCGGAAGGGCATTCACTATTCTTCAAAAATCGAAGCACCTAAGAAAGAAGAACCAGCCGAGGAAGAGACTAATCCAGAAGATTGGGGTTCAGTAATCGTCCCGTCAGGCTCACACAAGGGTAAGAAGCTAGCAGAGATCGGTAAGCCTGCCCTAACTAAACTCTATGAATTTTACTTGGACAAAGGATTTAACACTCCCTTCGCTAAGTGCGTAGAGAAAGCAGCAGAAGACTTGAACCTTGATGCACCAGCAGGCGAGGAAGAAGATAACATTCCATGGTAATCCCGTTCCTCCCAGAACAACTAACCTAATAACACTAAAATGAAAAAGAAAGAACTAGAACTGTTCAGTCCAACTCAAGAGGGAATCATTGTCCCTCTGTCAACCTACCTCCGTCACATGGGGGAGTTCGTTAAAACCGAATGGCCGGGTATCAACATCACTGAAGCTCACATCAAGAAAGCATGGGGTAAGCTCC